TAGTAACGAATTTATAGTTTATCATCCTCATCCAGAAAATTATTCTATTGATTGCCATAGTAGAGTCGATAAAAGCTGGATAGCAAATAAAATTCAATTTAGAAGCTCTGAAAACGAAGGTGAAATTCCTTCTAGTGGAAAAATGATACCATCTTATTATGTTCACAATGGAACTGTTAGAGTATGCGATTCTGATTTTAGTCATAACATTACTCCACAATATCACGGATATATTAATCAAAAAATGTTTAAAAATTCAAGCGGAACACCTTTGCAAACATTATCAAGGTGGTCTGTTGGGTCTTCTAAAATAAAATCATTTGAAGATTTAGGAGTTGGATGCAAATGGGTATCTTCAGACGCATACAACCCAAAGCATAGCGTTTTAGGCGATAAAAGTCAAATTACTTTAGCTGTTAAAACTGCCGAAAAAATGGGTTCTTGGAATGGTCAATATTTATTTGGAATTACTCCTATTTATACAAATGGGCAAGAAGGTCCTATAACAAAATGTGACAAATTAAAAAAGGCAGATGGTTTAGTAGCAGGTCAAAGTTATTTATTCGGAAATAACTCTGCAATTTCTATAGAATTATTTATTACAGTAGGTACAACAAATGCTCCAGCTACAGATGAAACTCATTTATTAAAAGATGAAAGAATTAATGGAATTAGAGTCTATGTTCAAAGAAGCGGTAGTGAAAGTTGGTATAGATTATTTGAAACAACATTAGAAGACGGAGAAAAGAAAACTAATTGGTATCATTCTTATAATGCAAATACAGATGAAGATAAAGGTGTTGTTAATAGTGGTGATATAACTGTAACAAATTTTGGCAGTACAACTTCTGTTGCATCAAAATCTATAACAGTAAGATGTGATTTTGGAACTAATCATTCAGATATGAACAATATGAATTTTATTTTAGCATTACAGGGTTTTTATTTAAGTCCTATATACGTACCATTTCAAAAAGGAACCAGTCAAACTGAAGATGTTACAATAAATGATGTTGTAAATCCTTTAAATAGTTCTGGTAGTAGCATTGATGCTACCTTTACATATTCTTTATTAAGGCAAAATTATATGCCTATTCTTGTAAAACCTATAAAACAAGCAATATCATCATCAACTGACGAACCACCAAGTTACGCAGTAAATTCAGATAAAGTTCTATATGTAGCAAGTGATTATGACCAACAGGATTAAAAAATGATTGAAGAGTCACAATTATATTTAACTCCATTAAATTGTTATGTAGGAGCAAATGGATTAAGACCTAGATTTAAATTAACAGATTATGAATATTCACAAAATATTACTATAACGTTTTGGTATGAAATACAAACTACTGCTCAATATAATGGTGGTTTGACAGGGACATTATACCCAACTCAGGGAGCTAGCAACACAACATTGCAATATAGTGGAACTTATGTTTCTGGACAAACAAATTTGTATAGTCAAACTGTAAATAGAGTTCCTGTTAATACATCTGGATTTACTAGCGGTTTATCAGCAAATACAAGTTATACAGTTAGATTTCATTGTAAAATAACAAAAGCAGATGGCACAACTCAAACTAGTAGCACAACACAAACTATTGTTACAACAGCTAATAATAACGTTGCTATTAATAATGAACAAGGTCAATACAATCAAGATGGTGTAACCTCTTATAGTTTTAATTTTACTAGTGGAAATGGTAGTTTTAGGATATATCACGAACAATCAGCAGTTACCACTATAAGTGGAACAGATACAAATTCAACATTAAGTGGGGGCTCAGAACAGCAAATTGTTCCTAGTGGTACTGGAGGTTCTTTAAGGATAGCAAGTTCAAATTTTAATTTTGCAAGAAATCCAGTAACTAGTGCATTAAATGCTAATAATTATTGGCGTTTAAAAGTTAAAGAATTAGTAAACAACACTTGGGTTTTAATTGAACCTTCAAATACAGCAACCCATAATACTCCTAACGCAAGAGTATTTACAGATAAAGAACATATGTGGTTTGGAAATGTATTTGGCGACCCGGTAGAAGTAAAAGATATTACTACTACTACTGCTAGCATAACTTTTAGTGTTTGGCAAAATTCTGTTGGAAACAACAATACAGCATCTATCGAAATATCTACAGCATCTAATTTTAGCGGAGGGTTTGACCATACTGTTCAGGGAACTGGGGGAATTAATGTCTATGTTACTGAAAATGCTACATTCCCATCTGATTATGGACAACAAAACGTAGACCAAGATGGAAGTTATTATAATCCAAGAGCAAAATATGTAAAAGTAACTGGATTAACTGCTGGAACTACATATTATTATAGAATTAAATATACAGAAGCAAGTTCTGGAGCAGTTTATTATAGTGATGAAACTGGAACTTTTCACACAACGGCAATAAGATATGCAGTAAAAACTCCATCTGATTGGGGAGTTGGATATTTTTTTCTGGGTGATTTTAGTGCATTTAAAAAATTAAGAATAGTAGATAAACCAGATTTTTCTCCTTCTTGGAAAAGTGCTGTTGTTATAAATGGTACTGCTTATCTTGGAAATGTAAAATACACAGATACAGATGGAACTATTAAAATAAAAAGAGATAGAATTTTAAAAAGTTTACCAGATGAAGTAGACACTTTTGGAAAAAATAATTATATAGATGTAGCTACAGAAGATGGAGATAGTATAACTGCTTTATCTCATCTTGGAGACCAATTATTGCAGTTTAAAAGAAATGCTTTGTATGTTATTAATGTTGGTGGAGATTATGAATACTTAGAGCAAAGTATAAAAGGAATAGGAGCAGAAAATTCTTCTTCTGTTGTTCAAACTCCATACGGAGTTGCTTTTGTTAATTTGAATGGCGTATATATATTTAATGGAAAAAATTTAATTAATCTTTTAGAAAAAGAAGGTGCTCAACTAATTAAAAAAAGCATATGGGCAGAATTTGTTTCAATTAATTCTATGATTGCATATATACAAGAAAAAAACAGCTTGATAATTACAGATACCGCAGGTAGTTCATCTGGTGGTAATTGCTATGTTTACGATTTTAATTCAAGAGGTTGGATGTATTATAAAAAAGGTTTTCCTTCTAGTTATAAATCTAATTTTATATATGATGAAGCAGGTCGTGCATTGTTTTCTTCTGGGTTAGGCGGAACTTATTATTATCCTCAATTAGCAGATGGTGGCAATAATGAAATTATATGGCAATCTGGAGAATTATATCTTGATGATGCTAGCACGTTAAAAAAATTATATGAAATAACAATCACTTATTCTAATTATGGAATGGATATGCAACCAATAGTTCAATATTCAATAGATTCTGGCAAAACTTGGCATACTCCAGTATCAGGAAAGTTTAGAAATCATAAAGATAATAGTGGTTGGTATAAAGGAACTTTTAAACCTCAAAGTTCTGGTGGCTCTGGTACTTATCAATATCCAACTTTTGGTAGTTTAATGATAAAAATTCAAACTGAAAATATAGAAGAAGGATATACTAAATTTAAACTTAATCAAGTAGATATAGAGTATAGAATGCTTACAAAAAGAATTTCTGCAGACGATACTCCCACTTCTACTGATACAACTGGAAATACAGCAGACTATGCTATAACTGGCAAGCATCAACCAGCACAGGATAGTCCAAGCAATTTATAGATAATGACCTTAAGAATCGGACAATTTAAAGATGAAGAATTTTCAAAATTATCAAAAAGAGAAAGTTCTAGTAGGTCTAAAATACAAAACGGCATACCTAATGCTAAAAAAATGAAAGAAGGTCAAGTAATTTTTTGTAAAATTAAAGACGATATATATCAAGTAATTAAAGCAAAAGGTGAGTTGTACAGACAAAAATACGAAAAAGTAGAGTTTTAATATGGCAAAATTTGCAAGAACAGCATCATATACATCATTAGCAAACCCAAGCGGTAAAGGTCAAAGTGCTTTAGAGCAATTTAAAGCAAACATACAGCCTAGTCAAATAAAAGCAAATACTGCACAGCAAATTGCAAATATGAAAATAGCAGATATAGAAAACAAATCTAAAGTTTATACTACTCAACTTCCTGAAACTATAAATACTATAGCAATGCACGAATATACAGACGAAGATGGAAAAGCTATAAAGTGTGGAACACATAATA